CGTACACAGAGGGTGGCACGGCAACGCTGGTGGCACGCACAGCATCAGACACAAGTCTTTTCGCGGCAACCAACACCACCTACACGCGGTCGCTGGACACCACTGGCGGATACCCGTCTACCTACACGCTCAATGCAGGCACTCGCTACGGCGTGGCGTATATCTGCGTTGGGACGACGCAGCCGCAGTTGGTTGGTCGCTCGGTACAGACGGCCGTTGGCGTATTGCCTCCGCGATTGTCTGGTGGTTCGTCAACAGGTCTTAGCGATCTGCCCGCTTCGCTCACGCCAAACCAAAACAGCCAAGCACCATTCGCGAGGCTCTCATGAGCGTCACCACCACCTACCTCGGCGTGATCGACGGGCTGCACACATGGGAAGTGCGGGACGAGAGCGGCATCGTGATCGGCAAGAATCAATCGCCATTCCCGCCATGCCCCGGCCCCTGCTGGACGCTCGACGAGGTGAACTGCGTGTGGGTTGCACCTGCCACCTGACGCTATTGGCAGCCGACGCGACCTGTGGCACAACCGACTCAGGGAGTTAATACATGCCCTTCTTTTCGATCCCAGCGACGTTGAGCGGCAATGCCACGCAGCTGCAGGGGCGAGCCGTTTCGGCGACTGCTCCAGCCGCCAACCAGGTGCTCGCGTGGAGCGGGTCGGCGTGGCTGCCAGCCACTGGCGTGACCGGACCGACCGGCGCTGACGGCTCGCAGTTCTACGGTGGCTCTGGCGCACCGTCTGCCGCGTTCGGCAACAGTCGCGACTTCTGGCTCGACACGACCAACGGTCGGCTCTATGGGCCGAAGAGTAGCGGGTCGTGGGGCTCGCCGCTGCAACTCCAGTCGGGAGCTCAGGGGCCGTCTGGCGTCACCGGAGCCACGGGGGCGGCCGGTCAGAGTGTCACCGGCCCGACGGGGAGCGTCGGCTCTACGGGGCCGTCTGGCGTCGACGGTGCGACGATCGTGACCGTCGGCGGCACGCCCAATTCATTCGTCGGTCGCAACGGGGATCTCGCGTTCGACGTCGATGGCAAACAGTTCTTCGGCCCGAAGGTGAACGGGTCGTGGCCGGCTGCGACGTCGATCGCCGGGCCGACAGGGCCGACGGGTTCGCTCACGATCGCTGACGTGATCGATGCCATTAGCAGCAATGCAACGCTCCGCGCGGCAATCAAGTCTGCCGCCAACTCATGAGGCTGCGGTGATCGAGCACCTCCACCAGCTGGCCGTGCACGCGTACTACGCGGGCGAACTCGACGCCGGCCGTCGGGCGTGCGAGCGGCTGCTCGCGATGGAACTGACTCCGGAGAAGGAGCGTGTCGTGCGACGCAACCGCAGCTGGTACACGCAGCGGCTCGACGACCTGGTCGGCTGCAGGTTTCTGCGTTTCGACGTCGAGCCGGCCCGCGAGGGATGGTCGACGTTCAATCCGACAATCCTTTCGCACGACGGCGGCTATCTGGCGATCGTGCGGTCGAGCAACTACCAGATAGTCGACGGCCGATACGTGATCCCACCTTCCGACGGCGACAGAATCCGCACAGTCAATGTCGTGGTTCGGTTGGGCGAGGATCTCAGTATTTTGTCGCAGCCGACCCCGGCTCCGCCCCCCCCCTACCCGTCGTCCGACTACCCTGTCGACGGCTTTGAGGACTGCCGGCTGAATGCCGTCGACGGCGACATCATTGCCAGCGCGACGGTGCGCAACTGGATGGGCCGCGACGGCACGTGCCGGATCGCGACGGCAACGGTGCTGCCATACGCGTCGGCCATGATCGATGCAGCAATGATCGACGAGCCCTGCCCTGGCCGCCACGAGAAGAATTGGATGCCGATCGTTGGAGATAGGGCATTTCTATACGCGTGCTGGGAAGACGGCCACGTGGCCACCGTTCGCCGCGACGGCTGGGCGTGGTGCGTAGAGAAGCACGCCGAATCGCCGGCGATCGCCCGCGGGTGGCGTGGTGGCTCGCAGCTGGTCGACATCGGCGACGGCCGCCGGCTCGCCCTCGTGCACGAGGTGGCCGACGACGCCGGCGGCCGCATCTATGAACATCGGTTCGTGCTATTCCACGAGGACGGGTGGCGGATCGTCGGATGGTCACCGGCGTTCGCGTTTCGCGAATTGCGGGCGATTGAGTTTGCCGCTGGGCTGGCTCGAACCGGCGACCAGCTGGTGGCAACATTTGGCGTGCGTGACGCGGAAGCGTGGATGGCTGAGATGAGTCTTGCGGACGTGCTAGCCATGATTGGAGGAAACGATGGGTGACGAGCTCGAGGACCGTGTGGGCGACCGACTGCGGATGCACTGGATGCCGGGCGACTGGTTCCCGTGTTCTCCCGAAGCCGTTTCGCACTACGCAGCAAAAGCGCGCGTCTGCCGCGAGTACAAGCCGGCCCGCGTGATTGAGATCGGCACACGTTGCGGCTACTCGCTCGCGGCGTTTCATGCGGTCGTCCCTGACGCTCGGTTTCTCTGCGTCGACGGTGCGGTCGATGCAGATTCCCCGGCGTGCATGGAGCACTGGGAGAAGGTTGTCGCGCTGCTCGGGATCGACGCCGTTCGGATAGTGGGCGACAGCCACGACATACGGCAACTCCCCCCGGCCGACTTCGCTCACGTTGACGGTGACCATTCCTACGAAGGGGCACTGGCCGACCTGCGACTGGTGGCACACGTGCCCGTGATCCTGGCGGACGACTGCTGCAACGCGGACGTGGAGCGTGCCGTCGAGGAGTTCGGCGAAGAGTCTGGACGCGAGCCGGTTTACTACCACGACGGTCTGCGGAAGGTCGCTGTGCTTGTGGAGGGGTAATGATCGTCGGCATCTACGCACTCGCAAAAGACGAAGCCGCGAACGTGGCGGCATGGGAAGCGTCGTGCCGCGAAGCCGACGTGCGGGTCGTCACGGATACCGGGTCAACCGACGACACGGTGCAGCTGCTCGAGGACCAGGGCGTGGCCGTGGCCCGCGGCAACGTGGTTCCGTGGCGGTGGGACGACGCCCACAATCTGTCCATGCAGCACCTGCCCAGCCATGTGGACGTGGCGATCCGGCTGGATCTCGACGAGGTGCTGGAGCCCGGGTGGCGGGGGCAGCTGGAGCAAGCTTGGAAGCAGGAGACGACCAAGCTTCGCTACTGGTACGCGTGGTCCGACGAACTGAAGTTCAAATCAGACCGCATCCACCTCCGGGCCGGATACCGGTGGACAGGGGCCACGCACGAGGGGCTGGTGCGGTGGAGCGGCGAGGAGACGCAGACGCACACCGACGCCCTGCTGATCCGGCACCACCGGCAGCCGGGGAAGCAGCACAAGAGCGACCTGACGCTCCTGCGCCAGGCCGTGCACGAAGCGCCGCACGACGCCCGGATGAATTGGTATCTCGCCCGCGAGCTCGACTACCACGACCAGCCAGGGATCGTGGAAGCGTTTGAGCACTACCTGACGCTCCCCGGGGGGGCCGCGTGCGAGCGGGCCTATGCGTATCGCGTCCTAGCCCGCCGCCAGCCGGAGAAGACCGGCAACTGGCTGCTCCGGGCGATCGACGAGTCTCCCCACGAGCCAGAGGCATATCTGGCCCTCGGGGAAGCGTGCTGGGACGACGGCGATGCCGTAGGGGCGCTGCACTGGTCACGGCGGGCCGCGATGGCAAATCCCAACCGGCAGACGCACACCAGCGAGCCGGTCGCATACGGGCACCGACCCCCTGAGATGGCCGCCGCCGCGGCATACAGTCTCGGACTCAAGCAGGAAGCCCTAGAGCACGCCCGCGAGGCTTTTCGGCGACATGCGTCGCAGGAGACTGCCGCGGCACTGGCCAAGATTGAGCTCGAGCTCACGACCAACATCCCCGGCCCGCAGGAGCGTTGACATGCCCACCCTATTGCCGCACATCTCGCGAAACGTCGCCAAGCAACTGGCCGCCGCCCTCTCGGCATTCACTTGGGGCAGCGTGCCGGGCGGCGTGATCGCAGCGTCCATGCAGCGCAAGCCAGACTACGGTCTGGAAGACCTCGGCATGCTACGCGTGTCCGTGGTGCCAGGGCCGTACACGATGAAGACAGAGACAAAGGGGATGGAGCTGGCCGACGTGACAACCGGCATCGTTGTCGCCAAGCACGTTGGCAGTGAGGCCGATATAGATGCGCTAGAAGACCTATGCCAAGAGATCGTGGACGCGATCAGGTCGGACTATATCAAGCCAGCTGGGTTGCCGGAGTTCACCGATTGGACTGAGGTCGGCAACCCCATGCCCTACGATCCGGAACTGCTTGAGGCGCGCAACGTGTTCATGGCACAGATCGCGGTGCAGTGGGACGTGCCGGTCGATAAGTGGGTGCCGGCATCGCCCACCGGCGCGACAGGAGCCACCGGAGCATGAGTTTCCTTGACGCCGGCCGGAATCCGCTTGGTGCTGGTCTGCAGGGGTCGATGCCGACTCCGGTCCGGATCAACTTCGACTTTTTCTTCGACCGGGCGAGCGTCCAAAGGACACTCGACAAAGCGATTTACCAAGGGCTTTACCGTACTGGCTCCGTGGTGATGCAGATCTCTCGACGGTCGATCAAGAAGATGGGCATGGCGAAGCCCAAGTTGAAGGTCATGCGGGCAAGCCCAGACGCCACGCTCCGGCAGCTGCTGGGAAGGAGCGACGTAACTGAAAGGACGAAGCGGAAGATACGAGACAGGATGTTTGAGATCCGGTTCAAGCCGCCGTCGCAGCCAGGAACGCCACCGCACACGCACGCCGGCACCCTGCGTCGCTCTATCACCTACCAGTACGATCCATCGACAGAGTCGGTGGTCGTGGGCGGGTTCATGGATGGGGCACCGTACATCGCGTCGCTTCACGAGCACGGCGGAACGCAGCGGATGGCCGCGTGGGCGTGGATCCCGCGCTATGACCGCGGCTACAAGGGGATCATCGCGTGGTATCGCATCGGCAAGGGGCCGCGGAACAAATCCAACTGGGAACTCACGTCAAGCTTCCGCGAGACATTCGTCTATCCGCAGCGAGCATTCATGCGACCAGCACTGCTTGAGGGCATCCGCCGCGGCCGAATCGCGCCACAGTTCGCTGGCAGGTTCAGGTCTGGCTGATCAACCGTTCAGGTATACTGACTGTAGGTGCTAACTCTCAGCGAGGACTAAATGCCCACTACCATTCTGCTCGGAAAAGACACCACGATTTCGGGTCTGACGGGCGTGCAGGACGTCTCGATGACGATTGAGGCCGAGAAGGTCGACGCCACGACCAAGGGATCCACCGGCGTCTACAAGCGAACAGTCGCCGGGCTGCAATCGCGAACGCTTGAGGCCACCGTGCTCGGCGACTCGACGCAGTCATACGGCAAGCAGGTGATCGTCACCGTCGCGCCAAGCGGCGGCACTGCGTTTGCCATGACTGGCGTTATCACCAGCGCAAAACGGACGCAGCCGATCGGTGGCGCCGAAGCCGTCTCGATCACGATCAAGCCGGGTCTCGCTCTCGACGCCGGCGACCAGGTCACCGTCTAACAACCACGCGGGGGTATTATGGCCAAATACACGCTTGGAAAGAACGCGCTCGTCACAGCACCTGGCGTCACGCTGGACAACGTGGTCGACGTCGACTTGAACGCCAGCGGCGACGAGGTCGACATCACCGTGTTTGGCGACACGGAGAAGCAGATCGGATGCGGCCTGCTGGATATAACTGTCGAGGTGACGGCCACGCAGCACTCTGCCGTGGTTGGAGCGACCGGACCTGTCACGGTCGGCGGCATGACTGCCGTTGGTTGTGTGGTTTTGGACGTCAAAAACAAAGTCACCCCGAAAGGGCGGAACGAGTACACCATCAGCTACGCACCGACCTCGTCCTGATCGAACAGGTGACCTGTGGGAAAGGTCCGCCTCGCCAGATCGCAGTCCGTTCGAGCCGACGGCATTGTGCTGTTGGGCACGAGGGACTTTGAGTTCGATCTGGAGCTTGACACGGTCGACGTGACGCGCTGGGATTCTGCGGCACGCGGTGAGCTCACTCTCGCCGAAATGAACACGGTCACGCTGCAGATTTACCACGCCGAAGATGTGCGTCGCTTCATGCGGAAGTGGAACAAGTTCCCGCCGCAGCCAGTGAAGATCAGAATCGATGGCGCTGAAGCGAATTTCTTGGTTCACAAGGTGAAGGTGTCTGGGCAATTCTCTGGCGTGCTTGCGTATGAGGTCGTCTTAAAACTCTGGCCCTACAATTGATGGCAAAGTTCAAAACAATCGACGGCCGCGAATGGGTGATCGACATCACCTACCTGACGGTCAAGCGCGTCCGCGAGTTGTGCGGCGTCAATGTGCTGGACATCTGCAATCTCGACCGCGAGACGCTCGCCGGCTGGGTGAGCGACGACCTGAAGGTGCTCGAGGTTGTCTGTGCCGTCGTGCGGCCGCAGCTGGCCGCGCTCGACATGTCTGACGAGCAGTTTTTTGCCGTATGCGACGGCAGCGTGCTGCATGAAGCGGTGGAACGGCTTGTGGATGTGGTAACAGATTTTTTCCGCGAGCCCAGGAAGGGGCTGGTCAAAAAGGTGATAGCGAAACTGAGGGAGACGGAGCGCCAGATGGAAGAGAAAGCGGCGCTGGCGATCGACCAGGTGCTGTCCCAGTGCGACTTCGAGGCAGCCCTGGTGACGCATGGGAACTCGGGTTCTACCTCGCAGGAATCGTCGGAGTCGAGCCGTGGGGATTCACCCTCCGGCAACTCGTCTGGATGGCAGAAGGACGGCAGCACGAAAACTGGACGCACACGGCGTCGCTGATGGCGATGCACGCACAGATCCATCACGACGCAGAGAGCAGTGAGCCGCCGCCGACCATGTACACATTTCACCCCTTCTACGATTTGCCGAAACCGGAACTGCCGGAGGCGACGCCAGACCTGCTCATGGCATTTGGCTTCCGCCCGATAAAGCCGGAGGTGCCAAATGACGGCTAGCGCAGGGGCAATCCGGGCCGGATCTGCATACGTTGAAATCTTCGCCCGCGACGGGCAGTTTCAGCAAGGGATGACGCGGATCCGCACTCGCATGATGGCGCTCGGCACGCAGCTGCGGCAAGCCGGCACCGGCATGACGCTCGGCGGCGCGGCGATCGGGGCGCCGTTCATCTTAGCGGCACGAACGGCTGCTGCGTTCTCGCTGGAGATGGCGCGGGTGCGGGCAAACACAGGTGCAACGGACGTCCAGTTCGCGTCGCTAAACGAATCTGCAAAACGTATGGCAACTCAGTTCGGCCGCTCGCCGGAAGAGGTGGCCGGAGCGATGAGCGAGCTAGCCAAAGCCGGTCTCGACGCCGAAGGGGTGATGAGATCCATCAGTCCGATTCTGGCCGTGGCAGCAGCCGACAACATGGATCTGGCGAGGGCCGTCGAGGTTGCCGTCAGCACGATGGCCCAGTTCGGCATGACGACCAACGATTTCGGGGTAATCGCCGACAAGCTGCAAGCCACCGCGAACGCGTCGACCTCGAGCGTCGACTCAATCGGCGAAGCACTGAGCTACGTCGGACCGAAAGCCCAGGAAGCGGGCCAGTCGTTTGATGACGTTGCCGCCGCGCTCGCGACGCTGGCCGACGCCGGTCTTCGCGGGTCACTCGGCGGCACTGGGCTCGCGCGCGTGATTGAGTCGCTGGCCAACGAGGAGGAGAAGATCGCTGCGCTCGGCGTCAGCACGAGGGACGCAGGGAACCGCATGCGGCCGTTTATGGACGTTCTGCAAGACCTCGGCAATAAGACTGCCAACCTCGGCAACACGGACCGCATACGGCTGTTCACAGACATCTTTGAGATTCGCGGTGCCAACGCGGCAATGTCACTCTCCAAGATGCGTGACAAGTTCGACGACGTGCTGAACACAATTCAGAACTCCGGCGGTACGGCCGTTGGCAAAGCGACGGCCGTGATGAGCAGCTTCGGCGGTGCCGTCGCCCAGTTGGGCGCGCAGTTCGGCGTGTTCAAGATTCAGGTCATTGAGTCGATGGGGCCGATCGCCACGCAGACGGTTCAGTCACTGACGTCTGTCATGCAGACGCTAGGGGAATTCGTGTCCCAAAACGGCCAGCTGGTGGCCCTGGTGGCCGGCAGTGCCGCCGCTCTCTTTGGGTTCGGCGTGGCAGCCCTGGCCGCTGGCGTCGCCATCCAGGGGCTTGCTACGGGGCTGCGCGTCGTGCAGGGCGGGCTGGCACTCATCCCGGCCCTATTCACCCCCGTCGGGCTCGCCGTCGCCGCACTGACTGCCGGGCTGGCCGGCAGCGTGGTCATCGCGCGCACGCTCTCACCAGCGTTTCGGGAGGAAACAGACGCAATCGCGGCCGCCCTAATGCGGCTGGATTTCGGTGCGGCTTGGGATGTCATGAACGCCAGCCTGGCAATCGGGCTGGTGCAGATGCGGCAGAGTTTCGCTCAAGCATTCGACTTTGTGCTGGACACCATATCGGCTACGGCCGGATTCATGGGCGACATGATGGTCGAGGGCATGGACCGATTCATGTCCATGTTCGGTGTCGACATCCTGCGCCTGCAGGAGGGCTTTGAGAAGCTCGGCAACTTGATCCGGTGGGCTTTCGATTGGTCGTTCGACACGGCCGACCTCAGTCGTGCGTTCGAGGACATCGAACGCAGAGTCGATGCCGCGAGGATGGGTGGGCGTGACGTCAACGAGCGATCTAACGAGCGGACGCGTCTCCGGCAGGAAGCTGCCGACAACAGAGCAGCCGTTAACAACGAGCGGGACAAAGCGTTTGAGGAAACCCTGTCACGGCTTCGCGGGGACAGGGAGCGTGCCATCAAGCGTGCCCTGGGCGAGGGGCAGGTGGCGACGGCCGAGACGCCCGTCAGTAAGAGCAACGCACTGCCGACGTCCACGACTCCTGCGGCGCCCCCCGGCGCGTTCATGCCGACTGACGGCAAGAAGAAGCAGCAGGACCAGGACGAGATGATCAAGCCCAAGAAGGTGGTGCCGGAGAAGGATCTCGGCATCTCGTCTGCCGGCAACTGGAGCGGCGTTGGGCTCGACGTTGGTCCGGAGCTCGTGGCACTGCAGGATCCGGCCCGACAAACAGCCGCCAACACGGCCGCCACGGCCGAAACGCTTCGCGCGTTGTTCGGATCTACTAACAGCAGCTTGGCCGCGGCCGCGATCGCCGGCGGGCAGCAGCCAAACATCCCCGCAGCCATCGCGACGACTCCACCTACGGTTGCACTCGATGCCGTCGCCCCTCTGGCAGCTGGCGGGCAGCAAGCCGCCGAGCGCGGCATGCA